ATATTCCTTTAACCGAAGTTAAAGATATGCCTGGTGCTGATCAAGGAGGAGGGACCATTACGGTTAACTCTGAAACGATTAGATACACTGGAAAATCAGCATTAACTGGAGCAGCCAACCTTACAGGAGCTGTTCGTGGATCTAATGGCACGACTGCGGCTACGCATTCAAGTGCCGATGCAGTTACTCAACATGCTACAGGAATGGATAATATATTAGAAGTTAATTATAGAATTACTTCTACAAGTATTGATTCTCCTATGACGGAAGTGAGTCGATCTCAGTATCAAGGTTATTCTAATAAAACAGCAACTGGAACTCCTACTTCTTTTTTTGTTCAACGATTTATTGATCGAACAATTATAACTTTATATCTTACTCCTGGAGCAGCAGAAGATGGAAATAAGTTAAATTTATATTATGTAAGAAGGATCCAAGATGCCGGAGCTTATGGTAATGCAACAAATGTGCCTTATCGTTTTGCTCCTTGTATGACTGCAGGATTAGCTTTTTATTTATCTCAAAAAAATGTTCCTCAAAGATCACAAGAATTAAAACTTTATTATGAGGATGAATTGGCTAGAGCCGTAAAAGAGGATGCAGATATTACGAGTACTTATATTGCACCTAAGGTTTATTATCCTAACGCTTAATTATGACTACATTTGCTTCAGGAAAACATGCACTTGCTATTTCAGATAGATCTGGATTAGTTTTTCCTTACCTTGAAATGGTAAGGGAATGGAATGGCGCATGGGTACATTTTTCAGAATTTGAACCTAAACAACCTCAATTGGAACCTAAACCTACAAGTGCGGATCCTCAAGCTTTACAAAGAGCAAGACCCGCAAGAGTAGCTTTACCTACCCCTGCTGTTTTAAATGATAATCCTTTTACAACTGAAGTAGGAACTACAGTTATTGTGGCGCAGAATAGACACGGACGATCTACCGATGATGCTGTAAGATTTTATCAGGTTAAAGAACCTGTAGGAGGAGTAGGCATTTCTACTTTTGAATTAAGTACCACTTTAAATGGAGATATAACTGCAGCGGCAACCAGTTTAGTTTTAACAGATTCTTCTCAATTCGTGGCCCCTGGTTATATTAGCATTACTTCCACGGACGCTGATACAGGAGTAGTTAATAGTGAAACCATTTATTACACTACAAATACTACAGGGAGCAATACTCTTTCAGGATTGACTCGCGGAACCGCAGCTCCTTCTTATGGAAAAACTCCCACTTCAACTACAGCCAATGCTCATTCAAGTGGTGCAAAAGTTTATGGTTCCTATATCATTACAAAAATTGACAGTACTATTCCTTACGCAGGCCAACCTTCAACGTTGCCCGTAAGTGATAGTTTTAGTTTTACTTTAGCAAACGCTGCTACTAGTATAGCAACAGGAGGAGGATTTTTCGTTTTCGGCGGACCCGTGAACGATAGACCGTAATTATGGCTGCATATACACTCTCAGCATTAGAAGCTGACATTAGAAGTTATTGTGAAGTAGACAGTAATGTTTTTACTGGTGCTATTCTAGGCAGATTTATAGGAAATGTAGAAAATAGAATTTTATATGACCTTCCTATGGACTCCGATAGACTAATGGCTACGGGAAATTTTGCCGTAGACGACAATACTATTAATAATCCAGCGGGATGTCTTTTTGTGAGGGCAGTTGAAGTATTTGATTCTACATCCGTGGTAACAGGTAATTCAGTTTTTTTACAGAAAAAAGATGTAACTTATTTAAGAGAATATGTAGCAAAATTAACAGGACCTTCAGGGGGTCTCACAGGTCAAGATGTTACTGGCCAACCTAAATATTATGCAATGTTTGGGGGAGCCACAGGAACAACAGATTCTACTTCAGGAGGGCTTCTTTTAGCTCCTACTCCCGATACGACTTATGCTTTTAGAATTTATTATAATGCACAACCTACGAGTCTAGTGACCAATACCTCTGGGACTTATATCAGCAGATACTTTCCTAATGGCCTTTTATATGGCTGCTTAGCAGAGGCTTTTGGATATTTAAAGGGACCTATGGATATGTTGACACTTTACGAAAACAAGTATAAACAAGAAGTACAGAAGTTTGCAGGAGCGCAACTTGGAAGACGAAGACGAGACGATTACACTGATGGTACGATTCGTATCCCAGTTAAATCACCGTCACCGTAATTTAGGAGAATAATATGGCAATAACATCAGCAATTTGTAATAGTTTCAAACAAGAGATTTTAGAGGCTGAACATAATTTTACTGCATCTACTGGAAATACTTTTAACCTAGCATTGTATGATAGTAGCGCAGTTTTAAATAAATCTACAACTGTTTATACAACTTCAGAAGAATTAGCGACTACAGGTGGTTACACTGCAAAAGGAAACGCTTTAACAAGTGTCACTCCTACGTTAGACAGTGACACAGCAATCTGTGATTTCGCAGATACGAGCTGGACATCTGCTTCATTTACGGCGCGAGGTTGTTTAATTTTTAATGATTCGCACGCAAGTGACGCTTCGGTCTGTGCCATTGATTTTGGTGGAGACAAGACCGTTACAAGTGGAACTTTTACAGTAGAATTTCCAGCAGCAGCGGCATCAACAGCGATCATACAGATAGCATAAGGAGTCCTTCCTTATGGCTAATACTTGGAACCAATCCGGCACTACCTGGGGACAAAATGCCTGGGGTGAACAAGCTGATGTCAATCTTACCTTAACCGGAGTCTCGGCAACTACAGCAGTAGGAACTGCAACCGCTTCTTTTTATCCAGGCTGGGGTACTTTAAACTGGGGTGAAAATGGGTGGGGATCTGTTGACGAAGGAATCGTTAGACCTGACGGAGTTTCAGCAACTACAAGTGTAGGAGTAATTACACCTGCAGATGTGATGGGACTTACAGGAGTCTCCGCAACAACTTCTATAGGAACACCAACTCTTGATATTAGTGTTTCTGTATCTTTAACAGGTCAATCTGCCACTTCTACAGTTGGATCTTTAAATGTAGAAATTGGAGTTCCTTTAACAGGAGTTTCAGCCACATCAGCTGTCGGAACACCCACGGCAAGATCTTATAACACTACAGCATTAACTGGAGTTTCGGCTACTACTAACGAAGGAAGTGTAACCATTACTTCGAATCCAACGGTTCAACCGGCTGGAGTTTCAGCAACTTCTACAGTTGGATCATTAAATATAGAAATTGGAGTTCCATTAACAGGAGTTGCAGCTACTTCAGGCGTAGGAAGTCTTACTGTTGCCACTTATACGGATGTAGAATTAACAGGACAAGCCGGAACTATTACTTTAGGAATAGTTTCTCCTTTACATTATAAAGATGACACCATTACTGGGTCCACGTCCTATACTTCTGTTGACATAACTGGTTCGACAACATATACAATAGATGAACACGCAGCTTAGGAGAAAAAAATATGGCTTCGAATTATACAAATTTAGGAATTCAACTCATGACTACCGGCGAGAAGGCTGGTACGTGGGGGACTCTCACTAACACAAACTGGAACATTATCGAACAAATTTCGGGGGGCTATGTCTCTCAATCTATTGCGGGTGGTGCTCAAACAACTACTCTTGTTAAATCAGATGGCTCTACAGGAGCTACGATGGCCACAAGAATTTGGAATTTAAATGGAACCATTACTGGTAATCAAATTGTAACGGTTCCCGATAGTATTGAAAACTGGTGGATCATTAGAAATGCAACGACTGATTCTTCAGATACTTATACCGTTACTGTTCAAACAGTAAGTGGCTCAGGAATTACTTATGTAGCAGGTGCTGCCGGTCGTGTCACTAAACTTCTTTATACTGATGGCACAAATGTTCTTGATGCCAGTGCCGATTTCGGAGAAGTCACACTTACAGGAACACAAACTTTAACAAACAAAACTTTAACTTCACCAAAAATTGGAACAGATATTTTAGATACGGGTGGAAATGAATTAATAAATCTAACAGCTACAGGA